CTACGCAGGTAGCCATAGACCAAGCAAGCATAGATAAGTATTTTACCCATAGCTATAACCAACAAAATCTGCTAATGCAGACAGATGCAGTAGCCCTAGATTACGCCCAAGCCTATGTAGCTAGCCGTAAAGAAACCTCTATAAGATGTGATGCAATTACTCTAGATTTATACACAGATAACTATAATGCCGGCATAATTGCCGCCCTAGACCTAGATTTTTTTGACCCTATAACTATTACTACAAACCAGCCAGGCTTATCTACTTTAACTAAAACTTTACAGGTGTTTGGCGTAGCTATGGCAATTACGCCTAACAGCTGGAAAACGACACTAACCACACTAGAGCCGATAATAGACGGCTTTATACTAGACTCAAGCCTATACGGGGTGCTAGACACCGGCGTATTGGCCTATTAGGGGGATTTATGGCAGCGGGCTTAGGGTTTAAAACCTTTACTACAGGTGAGGTTTTAACAGCCGCCGATGTAAACGGCTATTTAATGCAAGGTATTTTAGTTTTTGCTACAGAGGCAGCGCGCAACAGCGCCATTACTGCGCCACAAGAGGGGCAATTTGCATTTACTAAAGATAATAACAGCCTTTGGTATTACACAGGTAGCGCGTGGGTAGCTAGCGGTGCTACAGGCGATATTGAAGGGGTAACCGCGGGTGTCGGTATTAGCGGCGGTGGCACTAGCGGCACAGTAACTATTACTAATGATATGGCAACTACTATTACAGCTAGCGGCGATATTGTAGTAGGTACAGGTAGCGGCACTTATGATAACTTGCCTATTGGTAGCACCGGGCAAGTATTAACAGCTGATACGACAGTAAGCCCATATAAAGTAAAATGGTCTGCGCCTTCAAGTGGGGGTTTTGTTTTTCTAAACAAAACTTCATTTACTACTGTAACTTCACAAGCAGTAGATAATATATTTTCTTCAACTTATGATAATTATCTTATTGTTGTAAATATAACTCAATCAAGCCTAAACGATATTCAATATGTTTGGAGAACATCAGTTCCAGCAGATGTAACTGGTAATTATTATGATAATCAAGCAGGTTATCAAAGCACTTCCGCTGCATTTGATTTTACTGCTGGTGGTGCGACTAATGGCACTTTGCTACGTTTAAGCGGCGGTGATGGTGGTATGGTTCATTTTGTAGTTACAGATGTAGCAGCGGCAGCGATGACCAATATAAATGGAACTGCAAATGGCGTAAAGACTAACAATTATTTTGGCGCAGCCATCTCATCTAAACACGTTGTTCAAACTGCGTATGCTGGCATCAAATTATTAGTACCAACTGGCAATATGAGTGGAAGCATTACAATTTACGGATTGGTGAAAGCATAATGAAACCTACTATAGCAATTTATGACGCAGCAACAGATGTTTTAGAAGTTAGAGAGATGACCGATGCTGAATATAGTGAATATCTTAAACTTCAAGAAAAACTAGCTGAAGAAAAATTAGAACGTGAAACAAAAGAAAACGAAGCTCAAGCCAAGCGACTTGCTGCCCTAGCAAAACTAGAGGCGCTGGGGCTTAACGAAACAGACCTGCAAGCTCTCGGCCTTTAAGCACAATTTATAAAGATAATGCTAACAAGCTATAACGGCTGGCCTGCAAGTAAAGACCCGGCAGAAATTGGTATAAAAAGTTATGCAGTACCCGGCACTAATAGAAAACTTAGATGCGCTGAGGCTGTAGCACCTTTGCTAGTAGGTTTTGCCGCTGAGTTTCACGCGCTAATAGAGCCAATAGATGAAGGCGCTTTAGATGAGTGGGGTTACGCTTTCCGTATGGTACGCGGCAGCACGGACCGCCTAAGCTGCCATAGCAGCGGTACAGCTATAGACCTAAATGCTACTAAACACCCGCTAGCAGCTGTAGGTACGTTTCCAGCCGATAAAGTGCCAATGATTAGAGCTTTAGCTAAAAAGTATGGCCTAACGTGGGGTGGGGATTACCGTAACCGTAAAGATGAAATGCACTTTGAAATAACGGTAAATGCTAAAAAAGCCGCTAAACTAATTGCAAAGTTAGGACAAGAAAATGCCAACTAGCGCGCAAGTAGTTGTAGGTACTGAGGCTGTAGTAATAGTGCCTAAATCAGATTTTGACCAGACAGCCAATTTACATAATTTAGGTGGCGGCGCTATTTACTTAGGCGGCCCAAACGTAACTACAAGTAACGGCTATAAGCTAGATAATGGTGATAAATTAACTGTACCCGTAGGCGACCACGAGGCGTTATATGCTGTTGCTGCTAGCGGTACTCATACCGTAGCGGTACTCACACAAATAAACTAAGGGCATTTAGGAGCAAAAATGGACAAGAAAAAACTAGAGGCGGCTGCCTATAGCTATGGACGTGCCGCGCTAGCAAGCGTTGCAGCTCTATACTTATCCGGCATCACAGACCCAAAAGTATTGGCTAACGCCTTTATTGCAGGTTTAATAGGCCCATTAGTTAAAGCATTACAGCCTAACGAAAAGCAATTCGGTCTAGGCGCTAAGTAATGAACCAAGCCCAAACCCTATTAGCTATAGCGCTAGGACTCTGTAGCCTTGCAGCGGTAGGGGTTGGGCTGGTACGCCATTTAGTTAAGTTTTATTTATCAGAGCTAAGGCCAGACGGTAACGGCGGGCATAACCTTAGAGGCCGCGTTGAGCGTATAGAGGGCCAAGTAGACCGCATTTATGAAATGCTTTTAGAGGACAGATTAAAGCGCTAGCGTGTCGCGTTGCCTTATGTCGGTGTTAGGGCTCATACTTTTACTACACGCTGAGAGGGCTACTTAGTGGAGTAGTTTTATCAGCCTTAACAAAGGGTGAAATATGTTAGCTGATATAGCAGTAATTACTTTAACCGTACTAATAGTAGGCTTATTTATGTTAGCTGCCTATAGGACGGGATACCGTGAGGGCCACGGCGACGGTTACCTAAGAGGGCGCAATATAGCTAAGGCGTTAAAAGAGGTAACTAAATGAGCTTTTTAGACGGTTATGAAGATGTAAACGCGCGTATTAAAAGAGCGCGCGCAGAGTTTCCTGGGTTACGTTTAGTAGCTTACATAGAGGACATAGACCTAAAAAACGGTTATATTTTAATCAGAGCTGAGGCCTATAAAAACTATGAAGATGAAAAACCAAGCGCTGTAGATTACGCGCTAGAGGTTAGGTCAGACCGTGGCGTAAATGCTAATTTTTGGGTGGAAAACTGCGTAACCTCTGCCTATGGGCGTGTTATCGGCTTACTAACGCCCGGCGGTGCAGGTAGACCAACACGGCAAGATATGGAGAAGGTAGAGGCTATACAGGCTCCATTACAGACACGCGGGGCAGGCGGTGCAGTACCTACCGCGGCTGAGTCAATAAGCGCTCTAAAAGCCAAACTAGGCGCAGAGCCAATGCCAGAGCCGCCAATATGTAAACACGGTCATAGAGTGCTAATTGAAGGTTTGTCTAATAAAACAGGCAAGCCATATAAAGGTTATTTATGCCCCGATAAAGTCAAAGCTAACCAATGTGAGCCCGTATGGCTAAGGCAATATGGCGATAAATGGCTTAGCCCTAATGACCACGCAGAGGTTTTATTAGAGGCAGGGCGTAATTTAGACCCAATAACAGAGCGTGAGCCTGTACCAGATGAGCTATTAAGTGAGTTTGAAAGGGCAAGCCGTGCAGCCAATTAAAGAAACGCAACAAGGCCAAGACCGCCAAACAAGAGTGGCGGCGTACTTAATGAGTAAGTATCCGTGGATTTTAACGCCTACGCCTAAGTTTTACTTTACTGATTACCACATAAATAAAATACAAGGTTTAGGCCGTGAAAATTACATAGGCGATTTAGAGATAAAATGGGCAGATAAGCCAAGTAGTGAGCCTTACCCAATACCTTTTACAAAGGTGCAACAAATGAGCTTATTGCCTTTACACAGGGATTTACCAGACTCTTACCACAGGGTTTTGATTAGATATGATGACGGTTTATTAATGCTAAACGTAGAGATGCTGCGTGATTTAAGGCCTGTTATGTACACTTTTCCGGGCCAAGATGAGCTAAAAAAACTCTATGTATTTGTAAACGCCTCTGATTTCTTTTCATACTTTAAGCCAATAATTATTAGATGATGGGGTTAAAAACTATGCTTTATATAGAGGCTAAATGCAGACAATGCAAGACCGTAACGCTACAGCTAGAGCGCGTAGTATCTGACCACCTGCCACCTAACGTTAAATGCCTACAATGCACTAGATGTGGGCTATTAGATATAACGCTGGTAGATGTGGATAAAGCCCGGCAGGTACGCAATTAAGTTATCCACAAGGGCTAAAAAGCTGTGGACAACACGCCCAAGCCCCGCTCAAGTTATCCACATATTAGCTTTATGCTTGACTATGCGGGTACGATTACTGCGCGCAGGCAGCGCCCCGAAGGGCGATAGCGCGGGCAAGCTGCGTAATCTAAAGGTAGCTCTATGCCTATTCTTAGGCTGCCTATCTTTACAGAAAGTTCCGGCTAATGCTGATATAAACGCTATAGATGCTTATAAAATATATGCTCATATAAAGATAGGGTCATATAAAGAGTTTAAGTGCATTGAGAAGCTATGGACTAAAGAAAGTAACTGGAGACCTAAAGCTAAAAACCCTTACTCTACAGCTTATGGAATACCACAGCTGTTAAAGATGAAAGAAACCAACCCTTATAAACAGATAGACTTAGGGCTAAAGTACATAGCTAAACATAGGTTATACAAAGGTAGCCCGTGTTTGGCTTGGGCTCATTACAAGAAACGGGGTTGGTACTAATGGCTAAGCGCGGCGACCCGAGAGTGAATAGGGCTTATAGATATAAGTTTAGAAATCAAGTTTTAGCTAGAGATAACTTTATATGCTATTACTGTGGAGCAGATGCAGACCAAGTAGACCACGTTATACCTGTTAGTAAAGCCCCAGAGT